AGATAAGGTTATCAAAGGACAACCAAAAAGTTTCCTAAAAAAACTAAAAGAAAATGTAGACGACCATGATGAACAGATGCAAATACTAGGTGCAATGGTGCGTCTAGGAGTTGTCATTTGGAGTGGATTTATTATCACTCTTAATTATGTTGAGTTACCTATGGTTAAAAAGTCAGGTGCTTCAGCCGATATCACGTTCGTAGCCTCGATTTTTACGGGGGCACTTAGTACTTTCGGGCTGTCCACGGGTAATAATAAGAAAAACGGAAACGGAAACGGAGAACCTAAAAAAACAACAACAAAAGCATGAAAAAAATTATCATTCTGTTAGCCTTGTTATCACCCAGCATAGCTAGAGCAAATGTCGTAACCCCTCAGTTTACTACAGGGTCGATGAATAGTACGACTACTACCACTCAAACAATTGTCGAAACAGAACAGCGTCAGGTGTTCGGAGCTGCCGTAAATACCTGGAGTGGTAGTAATATATCAGCAGCAGCTAGTGCTGGAATATCTGGAGGCGATGCTGTATTTACTGTAACTGACAATACATTACCTTGGAACTTAGAAGTAACAACCAGAGCAGCTGGCGTAGTAGAGCAGTGGGATACAACAAGAAACTACACTATAAACTCTACAACTACCTCGCTCTCTGTATTCTCTCAGTAAGTCCAGTACTAGCTGAAGAGCCAAAAGTCAATAATAGCTCCAATCCCGTGGCCGCAGCGACTGGAAATGTGACCAATTCGGCAATACAATTTCAGAACAATGGAGCGTCTTCTAGACAATCATATGGACCATCCATACAATGTAATGGAAGCACAATGACTTTTAGTCCTTTCTATATGGGTAACCATGTAAACCCCTACTCAGCAGACGAAGATACACGAAAACTGTATCCTTCAAGCTATCAGCTAAATGAAAATTGGGGGTTTCAAATAAATTTCATGGTACCACTTGACAGAGAGGGTTTAAAACAATGCAAAGATATAGCTAAACGACAAGAAGAAAAAATGCGTTTAGACTATGAACTTGTTCGTGCATTAAAATGTGCAGAACTACAACAAAAGGGCTTTACTATCCGCCCTGGAACAAGAGTTTACGGATTATGTTCCGACATTGTTCCTATACAATCATTATTACCAAAGAAAGATGTTAGCACTACTAAAACCAATCGTTTTAACCTTTTTAAAAAGCGATAAATTTAAATTTTTTATCGTGGATATCCTAGAAAAACTTGTAGAGCAAAGTGACAATACTCTTGATGACAAAGTTTTAGTTATGGTCAAGAAAGGATTAGACATAGAATAATGAACAAAGCAACTGAATCACAGTTTAACGAACTGCATCAGTTGGTCACACAAGAGTTTTTAGATAGAGTTAAGGGTGGTGAGGCAACTACCCAAGATTTAAAAGCAGCCTGTGATTGGCTGAAAGCAAATGATATAAGCGGTGTTGCATACGAAGGCAACCCATTAGCAAAATTAGCAAACGTATTACCTGAAGTAGACCCAGATCTAGTTCAAAGGAGATTATATGGCAGAAACCGCTGAATATTATCGTAAAAATAAAAAAGCTAGACAGAAACGTTTAGTTCAGCAAACTAAATACAATAAAACTGATAAGGGTAAAAGCATTATTAAAAATGCACAGAAGCTTCGAGCTAAATTAGAGATACCAAAAGGTTCCAAAATGGATGCAGCCCACTATAAAGGCAGCAAAACCAATGGCAGACCACAACACAGATCTAAAAACAGACAAAGCAGAACTAAAAAATGACCCCTTTACTACCTAGTCCAGAACATTACTTACACAACTTAATAACCATGACAAGTTCAGAATCTAAACGGCTCTGGAGAAGAGCTATCAAAGAGCACTTTAATTGTACATGCGTTTATTGCGGAGAATTTCATGAATTACACAACCTTACAATCGACCACGTACGCCCCAAATGCAAAGGGGGTACAGATACAACGGCGAATGTTGTACCCTCGTGTCGACGATGCAATCAGGACAAAGGTAGTAGAGAATGGCAAGACTGGATGAGGTCGACATTCGGTAAAACAGATAGAGAACAAACTATCCTATCACATATACAATAATGGGACAAGGAAACAAAAGAAATTACAATAGAGCATCAGGATACTCAATCGAAGATTTAGTTGGTCCTAATTTTGGTGAGCGATATAAAAACCGTGAACTAGGCAAAGAATGGTTTGATACAGTAATAGATGGCTTAGAGCAAAGTTGGACTGATTTAGATGATGTTCATAAAAAGAATATTATAGGAATTGGTAACTTTATAGGCAACGAATATAAAAAACTACGTACTGTAGAAGAGCATGAAAAATTTGATCCATCTGCTTATATTACAGCTGGAACTATCCGGACAGGAGAGTTTGCTTTAAATACTATAGGTAAGGTATCAGACTTTTTAATTGGAAATCCAGCTCGAGGTGTAGGCTGGCTAGCTGGACTAGATCCACGTATACGAGAAGGAATGGCTATTGGAGCACAGCTTTACTTTGGTCCTAAAGGTCTTAATAAATTATCTAAGTTAAAACCTAAACATCTAGGTATTACAACTAAGATAGAACCATATACGCCACCTAAAGGTCTAGGTAAGGTTGATAAAAAAATGATTAACATTACAGCAGATGCCGTGGATGAAACATTTAATTTAAACCCTGAGATATTTAGACGAGCAAGCAAGATATATAAAGCTAATCCTAATATAGGTATGAAAAAAGCTATACAGGAAGCTAAGTTACTTGAAGGCTTTACACCTAGTCAACTGATTACTGACAAGACATTTGGTAGCATTAAGAAAGGTGGATTGTTTGATCCTAAGCGTAATGATACTAATAAATTCTTGTTTGCTGAAAGTATGGGTGATTTAGGTACAGGTGACGTTGGTATACCCGGTATAAAGAAAACAACAAAAAGAAAGATAACAACCCCTGAGTTTATAGATCAAAGATTTATGGACTACGGCTTTACAAAGAAAGGTCCAAATGGTGGTTGGATTTTTGATGAAAAAGTTTACAACGCTAAAAAACCAGATGGAACTTACAAATTAAACGATAATCAGAGACGAGAGATTATTCAGATATTTCAAACAGATATTGACCAAACAGTACCATATTCGTTTACACAAGAAAAAAATGTAAAGAACTTAGCTTTTAATGAAGAGTATGCAGCATACAATTTAAAGTATGGAGGAAGAGCTGAGTTACATCACGATTTTCCATCAGCTTTATCAGCTAAATTTTACTTTGGTCTAGAGTATATGAGTGATGAGTGGCGACAGATGACCGCTTTAGCTAACCAGTTTGGTAACTACCCGGGTCAGCCTATAATTAAAGATGCAAGTAACTTAGTTGCTTTACCTAGTAAGATAGGGTCAAATCATCCTAACTATCACCTAGTTAAAGAAAGATTTGGAAACGTACCTCCACATGTACATAATATTATGCACAGCCAGTTCTATGCAAATGAAACTGGTATGTCTGGTGACAAATTCTTTACTCCAGCTAGAGTCAACAAAATGAACAAAAGTTTTGAAGACAGAATGGAAGTATTTGAAGAATGGAACAAGATAGTTGCACGAAACAGAGATTTATGGAATGAAGGTTTAAAACAGCTAGATGTATTTTTTGGACAAGTTCCTAAAGATTACCACGATGACCTAGTTCGCATGCTTGAAGAGTATCTTGAAAAAGGTATGATAACAATGGGAAAAGGTAAAGTAAAGGACAGATTTGGTGAATTAGTTAAAACACCAGACGGTAAACTAGCAGAAGCAAACTATGCTCAGTTTTCTGTACAGGATATTGTTAATAATGCCTTAGCAGACTTTAAAGCAGACTTTAGAAGTGATATACTAGGTAAAAACCCTAGGTTTAAAGAAGCTCTAAAAGAGGTCAGCAATTATAGTCGGTTAAATACATCTGAAATTGATGATATGGCATTAGTACTATACAAAATTAAACAGTACAATGGTTTAAGAATGTGGCACGGAACTAAAAAGGCTGGTACAATGGTTTTTGGAGCAGGGCAAAATGTTACACGCTATAACGAGCTTTTAGAAACATACATGAACTTTGTAGATGAAGCATTACCAAATGATACACCTACCATTACGACACTAGAGCAGCTAAAGAAAACTACGTTTAAAGACATAGCAAAACCTAGTTTTATTGAACAATTAGAGATTGAGTTCCCAGATGACAGATAATGAAATAATAGATAGTCTAAAAGGTGACTTTAAGCTTTTTCTACAAGCATTGTGGGAAGAGCTAGGTCTACCTAGTCCTACCCGGGCACAGTATGCTATTGCTGACTACTTACAGAACGGACCTAAGCGTTTGCAGATACAAGCGTTCCGTGGTGTAGGTAAAAGCTGGATTACTGGTGCATTTGTGTTATGGACACTATTTAATGACAACGAAAGAAAGATTATGATTATCTCTGCGTCAAAAGAGCGTGCAGATAACATGTCTATCTTCTTACAAAAACTAATTATAGAAACACCATGGCTAAACTATCTAAGACCGAAAGCGGACGACAGCAGATGGTCAAGGATCTCCTTCGACGTAAACTGTTCACCGCATCAGGCTCCGTCAGTCAAAAGTGTTGGTATTACTGGTCAGCTGACGGGGTCCAGAGCGGACTTAATGATTTTGGACGACGTGGAAGTACCGGGAAACAGTATGACGGAGTTGATGCGTGAGAAGTTACTTCAACTCTGCACAGAAGCCGAAGCAATCCTTACGCCAAAAGACGATAGCCGTATTATGTATCTCGGGACTCCTCAGACTACTTTTACTATTTATCGTAAGCTGGCAGAGCGGAGCTATCGACCATTTGTTTGGCCGAGTAGATACCCAACAAGAAAAAAACTTACACAGTACGAAGGACTACTAGCACCTCAAATACAAGAAGATCTGGATATGGGTGCAGAAGAGTGGGAAGTTACAGATCCAGACAGATTTAGCAAAGATGACCTATTAGAAAGAGAAGCAGCTATGGGTCGGAGCAACTATATGCTTCAATTTCAACTAGATACAAGTTTAACAGATGCAGAGAAGTTTCCCCTTAAAATGGCTGACCTTGTGGTTACTAGCGTCAATCCTACTACTGCTCCTGATAACGTGGTCTGGTGTTCAGATCCAGCAAATGTTATAAAGGATGCACCAACTGTAGGACTGCCCGGAGACTACTTCTACAGCCCTATGAAGCTGCAAGGAGAATGGGGTCCATACGATGAGACCATATGCAGCGTAGACCCCTCTGGAAGGGGCTCAGACGAGACCGCAGCAGCCTTCATTAGCCAACGCCATGGCTTTCTATACCTACATGAAATGAGAGCGTATAGAGACGGTTACAGCGACAAGACACTACTAGACATACTAAGAGGATGTAAGAAGTTTAACGTAACTAAACTTGTAATCGAGACAAACTTTGGAGATGGAATGGTCAGTGAACTATTTAAGAAACATATTCAACAGACGCAACAACACATCGATATCGAGGAGGTTCGTGCCAATGTTCGGAAAGAAGACCGAATTATTGATGCTCTTGAACCTGTCCTTAACCAGCATCGTCTTGTTGTGGATCGTGCTGTTATCGACTGGGACTATAGGTCGAATAAAGACAGTGCACCTGAGAGTCGCCTCCTCTATATGCTCTTTTACCAGATGAGTCGGATGTGTCGTGAGAAAGGTGCAGTCAAACATGACGATAGGTTGGATACACTTGCACAAGGTGTAAAGTATTTTACTGATGCGTTGTCGATTAGTGCTCATGATGCAATAAAACTAAGAAAAAGAGAAGAATGGGACAGTATATTGGAAGATTTCATCACTTGTCCTCAAAGATCCGCTAATCACCTCGTAATGGGGATGAATAAGGAGCAAAGAGAGCAAGCAATGGGTCTAGAAGGTAATTCTAACGTTAAAACGTGGATATAAACCGATCCCTCACGTATACAGGGGACGAGAAGGGTGGACTCGACCCCCAGAGGGAGACTAACATCTCCCTCAACCTATTACTGGTTATCTTATGAGTAGATAACTCTTAATATACTACAACTAACTCCTAAAAATGAAATATATACAGAAATATAAGGCTGCACTGAAGTTAAACAGATGGCCGATGATAGATTACGTCAAACAAGCAGAAGAAGAGCAACAGAACCGCATAGATAGG